AGCTTGGGCACAGGCTATGTATGTCACTTTGAGAACGCTAACAAGTCGTAACCCTCAGCAGTTCTACAACAATTGGATGACATCTAATCTGGGGAAAGAGATACAGAACTTCCGTGCTTATGGTGGGGACATATCTGATATATCTGAGTTTTACCAGGCTTTGGGTGTGGTTAAAGGTGTGCCTGTTGTAGGCGGTGTAACAGCACGATTCGGGGCAGGGTTCCATGCGTTTATGGGGGTGGGTCGTGTGAAGATGTTTTCTGCGATGGACACTATGATAAGAAGACAAGTTTCACGCAAGGGGACCCAAAAAGATCTTGACCAGGAGTTGTTCCGGGCTATGCGTATGGTAGAGACAATGATGGGAGGGACCTCTACTAAAAGTCTGGGTCTTTCTGCCACACAACGTCAGGTAGAAAATGCGTTCCTGTTTTTTGCACCTAGGTATACCAGAGCAGTGTTCGGTTCGTTTGGTCACTTATTTGGAGAAGGGTATGCTGCAAAAGAAGCAAGAGCTGTATTAGCCCAGTTAGCTGCAGGAGGAATGTTTATTACCGCAGGTGCTATAGGAGCTAAAGCTATAGCAGCAGGTAAAACCGAGGAGGAGGCGTGGGAAGAGGTAAAAGCTTCAATTCAGCCGGTGAACAAAAGAGAGTTTATGTCCATTAAATTTGGGGATCAGTATTATGGTGTAGCCGGTGGGTATAGGTCTCTTATAACTTCAATAGCAAATTCGATTCCTATAACGGCAAAAGCAGAAGATAATTGGGATAAGATTATTCAAAATGAAGACCCGATAGATAAGATGCTTCGTAACCCCTTAGTAATGTTTGCTCGTGCTAAAGGTCCCGTGACTACAGGGACGGTAGTCGATTTTATAGACAACCAGGATTATCTTGGTAGTGAGTTCACAATAGAAGCATTTACTGAGAACCCCAAAAAACTTCTTAATGCGATAGCAAATAGGGCAGCGCCTATTCCGGTACAGCAGTTCTACGATGTTTTATCATCTGGCTACGGTCTGCCCGCAGCTACAAAAGCAGGGGCAGCAGAGTTTGTTGGTCTGAGGAACCTGCCCCCTAATGTGTTTGATACACAACGAGAGCTGGGTTCGGATCTATTGGAACAAGCGGGTATTGTAGGCACTGCCGGGGATCTCCTTGAAAAACGAGGGTATGAAGGCTTTGGCTGGGATAAAGAAGACTTAGAAGTGGAACTGGAGGATCTACCTATATGGGATTTAGACCCTCTTACACAAGCGGATATAGAACGTAATCCTGAATATAGTGCGCTTCAAACTAAGTGGAGAGAGATACAAAGAGATAGAAACCCTAAAAAGGGAGACTACTATGCTGCTAAGAGTGTACTACAAGAAGCCCTAACAGCTTCTTTAGTTGAAACGGCAGAAAAATCTTTTAATAAGAACTCTCAACAACCCTTAAAACACTATCGTGAGAAGCGTAAAATTATCCTGCATGACTACTTTAGAGATACCCAAAAACTACGGGACGATGCTGAAGCTAGGGGTGTCTTTGGTAAGAGAGATCCAGACGGTCCCTTTGACAGAGCTAAAAAGATACACGACCAACTTCTATACGAGGACGATAAAGATACGGTAATAGCGATAATGGGTATAGGAGAAGAAGAGTATGTTCCATTAGGAGAAGGGGACGAGTTCAACTTTGATGAACGAGAACGTAGAATGGATTATTTGGTGGAGGCGTATGGCCAGAAATATCTGGATGATCTGAAATTAGTAGCTAGGTCAAAGCTCCCAGAGGTTGAAAGAACTTATAGAGAGGACATGGATTACCTCGCATCTACGGGATACTGGGAGGCGGATGAGGCTCTCGCACGAAACGAGGGGGTAGAATTAGAGTTGGCTCGGTATAGAGAGCTACAAAACATAGATGAGCCTAAAGCCAAGGAATTTCTAAAACTAAAAGTGAACGATATTTTACGGACTAGAGTGATTAACAAGGTAAGAGAGATTAGAAAAAATATGCGTAAAGCAGACATCACTAATGGTGAGTATAGACTAGACAATATATTGTACAAGTACGGGTATACTTCTGTACTTATTACTGATGAAGACCCTAGTAAAAGAAAGATATATAGATGACAAAAACCACACTATATAGGGTTAATTTCTTGACAATGGCTATAATTTGTATGTATCTTTGGGTTACTGTATAAAAATAGAGGGGGAGAATCTATATGGTTACAGACAGTATAGAACAACAAGCGACATTACCAGAGCCTACTGAGGATGCTCCAGCGGTGGCAGAGTCTACTGAAAATGTAGAGGCTCCTGCTACCACGGAAGCTAGTGTGGAGAGTACCGTTGAAACTCCGCCTACTGCCGAGGCTACGGAGACCTTGCCTGAAACTGTAGCTGAAGAGACTCCTGCTAGTTTTGAGGAGATGCAATTACCTCCTCCTACCACAAGAGCTGCTGCTCCTACAGAAGAGCCCCAGGCTCCTCGATATACTCCAGAACAGATAAGAAGATTGGAGCAGGAATCTATTCAGTATGAGCAAGCTAGACAACAGCAAGCTATACAGAATCAAGTACAGACGTACAAACAGCAGCTAGAGAGTCAGGGGTATCTTCCCGAACACGCAGAACAGGCTGCTAACTATCACATACAAAGTCAACAACAGCATCAGCAAGAAACACAGACGCTGATACAACAGGCCGAACAGTACGGAAAGCATATACAAGGTAAACAGGCAGCGGCTGAAAAGTTTGCTGGGAAGTATTCTCTTAATATAGGTGATTTGGCTACGCTAAGAATGTACGAAGATCCGCAGACAATGGAACGCGCAGCCCAAGTTATGTCAGCGAACCGCAAGAGGGATGCAGAGCTTGCAGCACTTAAGCAAGCAAGGGTTCCTGCACAGGCACTAGACAACAGTCAGGGCAGTCCTGAAGTGGCTGCAGACGAGGGAGGCTGGCTGCAAAGGTACAATGAGGGTGATAGGTCGCCGAGCGCACAGGCGGCGGCAAAGAAAGCAGCAGGTCTAGCATAATAGCCAGGAGGTAATCATGGCCCAGACAGCAACGACAGGTAATTTGGAGAATGCACAGAAGATCATTATTGCGGCGGCGAGATATACGGAGGAGCATAATGCTCCGGCTCTAGCCTTAATAGAGCAGTTTACTCTTGAGAAGGGATCAAAACAGGTAACTGTTCCCAAGGTTGGACAGATGGAGATGGCCGACTTAGCTGACGGTATCGACATCGTAGACGAGGAAGACATTGGAATGACTAGTGTGGATCTCACGGCAAGTGAGGTTGGTGCTAAAGTTATTCTTACTGACAAGCTCGTCAGGCAAAGCGCTGAGAATGTTTTCTCTATCATAGGAAGACAGCTTGGTGATGGTATGGCAAGGAAGAAAGACACAGACGTACATGCTCTTTATTCCGCTCTTAATGGTGGAACTACAGTTGGTGCGGCAACTAAATTTATGAAGGCATCTAACGTACAGGGTGCTATAGCCTTTGCCAAGGCTAATAAGTTTGGTAGTCAGATATATATCCTGCACCATCCTAACTCAGTAGCGTATCTTTCTAAAGAAGCAGCTACAGCAGCATCGTCTGGTTCTTCTCCTATACCAGAAGGATGGTCTCAGGACTTACTGGGCAACTTCTGGAGTGGCTTACGTCCAATGAACAATGTAGCTATATTTGAAGACGGTAACCTTACGGTAGATAGCAGTGATGATGCCACAGGCGTAATTGCTGATAAAACTGCTATGGCAGCTCTTAATAGTGTAGAGACCAGAACTGAACGACAGCGAGACGCTTCCCTTAGAGCAACAGAAGTTGTAATGACTGCTGACTATGGGGTGTTCGAGCTTGATGACAGTCGAGGAGCTGGCCTTATATTTGACGCAGCGGCTCTAGCAACTAATAACTAGGAGTAGGTTATGGTAGGTATAACTGAGCGCAACGAACAGAAAAAAGAATTAGTCGCTCTTGGCTATTCATTAAAGTACATAGATGATTGGCAACCTAAGACGACTCTATATAGGCATAAGGAAGCGTTCAATACTGATGGTGTGGTGAGTGGTACTATAGGAAGCACTATAGAGAACCTACCTGGAAATCCTAGTTACGTGTTACCTAAAGCTAAAATAGGTCTATTCACTTGGCCTCCAAGTGAGACCTGCGAATGTAGATGGTGTATTGAAAGGCGAACTTCAGGCGCTAAGTCCGAGGCTTCAGACTCGGTGCCTGAAGTTACCTCTAGTAAGGAAAAACCGCCTGTTACGGGCAACTTTCCTTGTGACGAATGCGATACCGTATGGGAGACCCCCGGACAATTACGAGGGCATCTACTTAACGGACATCCTAACTAGGTTATATCCTGAAGCCCTAGAGAGTCTGTAACGATAGGCCGAGGTCTCTCTAGGATTAAAAGTATCGGCCTGTCTCAGGGCTTTGACCCTGGCAATAGTAACCTTGAAGGAGGTTAAAATGGTAGCTAGTGCGATTCAGAGTGGAAGATATGGGTTTGAAAAACAGACATCATCGTCAAAGAAAGCTATTTACGGACAGACTATGGCACTCCCAGACGGAAGAGTATTCCGTTATGTAGAGAATGGTGGGACTGCTATTGGTGAAGGATTGGTGGTAGCGAGTGAGGCTCCGGCAGGAAACCACGACGACGATTTGGTAGTGGCAACGAGTGGTGCGGCTGGGGGTTTCACTATTGGGATTACTCTCGGGGGTACTGCGGCAGCAAAGAACCTTTATGC